AATAGTCCTGCAAATGGGGCTGTTCTCTCATAACCAACAAGAGGGGTTTAACACTTTCAGAAGCTGCTATTAGATGCCATGCGGTAGAGTCCAATTGTGGTGTTACAATCGGGTCCAACATTTGCCCACTATATGGGTTCTTTTCCCTATTGGCAGTGTCATAGGATTCCGGATTTTTGGAGATTTGGAAAGCAATATCTTCAAGATCTGGAGATACTACCAACTGATTGTAGTTGTATTCTGTATATTCGCCTTGATCGTCTTTGGTCTTGTTGGCAGCGACACGTACCGTCTTAAAATTGTCAAGGGATAAAGATAGTGCATATTCGTTATCTTGGTCGGTCTGATAGTGGGCACCCTTGTCCACATGATCGCTGTCGAAAAATTCCCGGCCGTCATAGCATAACCCATAGGTCGTGCCGTCTCCAGCGTTTAAAATTTGGAAAACACGTTTGTTTATATGCTTCTGGAAATTTTGACCTGCAGACTTAACCCGGCGTTCCAAACTGCCGGTCTGATCGTCTTGTATGGCGTTATAACTAATGGGAACTGTGATCTCCCAATTTGTAGGTTTGACCTCTTTGGTCTTTTCTATGAAGTCCTGAACTTGGACTTTGCCCTTGTTCTCCACGGGCATAGGAGAAGCCCCCAGATCTACAAGATCGAGGCTTTTGGCACCAATATTAACCTGCATGGCGACTTTCTGCCAGGGAAGTTCAAGGTTGGTGACTGCTGTTAGAAAGCCGGTTCTAGCACCGACTACAAGATGTTGTGGAACATTTCCAGATATAGGCATTTAAAATTCTCCTTTCTTATGCACCAGTGCAAATCTGTGGGGTAGTAAGTTGGACATAAGCATAACCGTCCAAAACTCGATGCAGTTTCCCGATCTGAGGGTTGTTGCCGGCGGTTGCACTAAGCGTCCCTGAGTCAGACATATAAACTGTGTCTCCAACATCGGCATCCGTGTAAACACTAGATTTGAACCCCAAGATTGTTGGATATTCGTAAACTTTGATGGTGTTATCTGCTTCATTGTCGGCAGTAGCAACGGAAACAGGACCTTCTGCAGCTATGCCTACAAAGATGTCAGTGGCTGCTACAGTCGTGGCATCCAAGAAACCCCGGGGATAAACTGTGTCCTCAGACTGGTCTATTATAAGTGGTTGACCCTTATAGATCGTTTGGGCAGCACTATTGTCAAGCACCCATTCGGAAATATGGGCTTCTCCTAAAACTCTAAGTGGCGCGTTGGCTGTTAAATCGGACATTTAAAGACTCCTTTCTTATTCTTCTTTAATTCTAAATTCTGCTAAATTGTAATCGGACATGGCCCCAAGTTCAGAAGCGTTTTCTTTAAAAAAGGACTCCAGAGATCTTCCGGCTTCAACCCAAGAATGTAAATGGACTTTTATGGCCTCTGGGACCTCCGTCTTCCCTTCAACATGTTTAGAATGCCCAAATTCCCGGTAATCCATAGCCTTGGAATCTTTGATTTTGGTGAACATATCTACAACCTTCTGATAGTTCTCATCGTCCAATGGTTCCAGTATCGCTTGGAGTTCATCGACAGTAGCCGGGAGGCCGGTACCCTCTGAATCTGCTATTAACTCCTCTGCGGTACGTTTGATATTTAACGTTCTCTCCTGTTTGGCCAGTTCGGCTTTTACAATGTTTTGTGCTATACCTTCTGCAAGTTCGTTAACCTCATTGGCCAACTCAGGATTCTTACCTACCAACTCGGCCAAATTGATCGGTGTTGCTGGTTGGGTCTTGCTATTGTCTTTTTCGTCTGTTGGCATAATGCCTCCTTTTTTGTCTTTGAAAAATTGGCCCTCTTCAAGAAAAGAACCTATTGTATTGCCAAGCGTTCGGCCGTCGCTTAGCTCTATTGGCCTTAAAAGAATCTTGCCATTGTTGGCCCGTACCGCTGGCCAATTAGTCAGGCTTCCTCCAAGTACAACTTTATGCTTGATATCGATAGTTGAAGAGAAAAACCTTCTTATCCCTCTTTCTATCAGTTCCATACCCACGTCAGTCCATTTGGGGGTAAATCTTATAACTTTGTCCTGCAGTTCTACTCCCACAATCCACCCTGCACCGTCTCCATGGTCGTGGCCCATGGCGTCAATCGGGATACCCACGATTTCACCCTTGGGCGTTTTGGAAGATTCGATCACCTCCTTAGTATTGTTTACGTATTTTTCTAAATCGTCTTCATCTATAACCAACTCACGGCCGTACATATCGATAAATTCCCCACTCGTCAATCCATCGAATGGTTCGGAGGATTCACCGGCTTCTAATTCAACAAAGAAGAAGCCGGGGGCAAGTTGGCTATTTTTGTTCCTATCCGGCATCTTTTAATACCTCCTTTCTGTCTAGTGAATCGTTCGGCGTTTCGTTATACTGCATCGCCTCAGAAGATGCCAATGCACTGGCCCCATTTAGGGTTGACTTTGTCCAGTCTTTTATTTGTTTGGCATCGAATCCGAAGGACTCTTTCAGTACTGTTGCTCCAGACGTGACCAACAATATTGTTACTTTATTAATTAAATCGGTTTCATTGATTAGTTTATTAAGTAGCTTTTTCTTTCTATTAATACGTTTGTTTATTAAGCGATTAAGTAGCTTTTTATTCGTTTTGTTCATTTATTTTTGTTGTTCCTTCTCACGAATTTTGGCGGTCACTGGGTCAACACGAAATTCTTTAACACATTTGCAGTTATCACCACAAACCGACTGATCCCCAGGTTCCGGAAAGTAGCCGATTGGTTTCCAACCCTCGTTGGCATACCCAACGCAGTCATCACAATGTTCGGCCGGATTCAATACCCGTCGTTCTTCCGTAAATTTAGAATTTTTGGCTGCTTCTGTCTTTCCGTCCCAATAAGCAACATTGGGGGCCTGGGAATACTGTTTGGCTCTGGCCAAAATCTGGGCCCGAGACAACTCCTCATTTTCGATTTGTTTAGCGAACCGGTTCAATTTAGCGTAAACACCTTTCAACCGGCCCCCGGCCCGACTGTAGTCAATTCGGGTCGTTTGCGCTTTACCCCCTCTACCCGCTTGGACCTTGACAATCCAAGCATCCTTTAATTCTTTAGCGACTCGTTGTTGCCAATCCTGCAAAGACAATTTTCCGTCCAACATGCGTTCGGTTAACCGTTCCATCTCCGGGGTCAAAGCCCGTTCTGTGTATTTGTCCATCAACTCGATAACTTTGGATTCGGACACCCTGCGCCCCGAACGTTTGTATACATAAGAGGCGGTTTTGGGGTCCCAATACATAACACCCACACTAGACGACTTATCCTCTTTAAGTTCCCTGATAGCAAACACCAAACAATCTGCGACAGTGGTCACCTATTCCCCCTCCTCTACAACCTGGGAATCCAACAAACCGGCCAAATCAGGATCCTCCTTCTCTGCCCACTTTCTAAATTTGCGTACTGCCCTCGTTATCTCATCATCTTGTATAAAATGCTCGTGTTCAACATCTGTTGCGAATTCCTCAGGTGAAATCTTGAACGGACGATGCAAAAATTCGCGAAATCTAGAAACCACCCTGCCCATGGGCCCGCGTTTTGAACTTAAATCTGCATCTTCCTGATCAGGGGGTAAGTCTTTTTTGGCGTCATCATTGGTTGGCTCCTTATCCCCATTCTCATTGTCCCCACTGCCCGAATCGCTCTTTTCTTCTGTGGAAACCGGCAATTTCTCAGGCAAAAATCCGGTATGTCGTCTGATGGCCAACAAATCGTCGTCGTCAAGTTCCATCCAACTATTAACACTAGTTAAGAACGAACCTAAATCAGACAGGTTTATATTCTTTTGAATGGGAGTTGCTACAAGACGTGGCCGGGCCGTCATACCGGGGAAAGCCCCAGAATTCCAATCAAACAACCGTTCTCCAAGTTGTTTGTCCACTTGGTTAACAAACCCTTCTATCATGGCATTAAAAAATACCATAAACATAGAGGAGGAGTCGCTCATGGCTGCATAACTGCCGGCCCCCGTAGTCGCGGAGAGAGCAGCCCACTGCATTTGATATACCATAAGTTTCAAAGTCCCAAAGTAGCGGATGCTGTCCAAAACCGCAGTGGCTGCTTGAAAAGAAACGTCTTTAATTTCCGCATCCACCATATTGGGCCATATTGCGTAATTTCCCTCCTGGGCAGAAAGTACGGCCCGGGCTGATTTTCTTATTAAAGCTTTGTCTTCTGAGTCCAACTTGGCCCTGCTTCCCTCGCGCATCCTGACGTCCAAATACCCGGCCGAATGTTCAAATCCTATGCCTTGGACAACTTCCAAACCATATTTTATGCGCTCCAGTCTCCAAACGGCCTCTAGAGGGCTTAATCCCTCTGGGTTGTTGGAATCCCCAAATGTTACATGTAAAGATCTGTTTAGGGGTATAAACACCTCTTTATTAGGAAAATCCTGTTGAACCATGCCAAACAGTTGGCCTGTTTTGTTGTCGAGTTCCCAACGTTTGAAGGATGAAGAATCTCTCCAACCCAATTTTCTGATGCCTATTCTCCCATCGTTATAATGGCTTCTCCAAGGACTGTCGTCCGGGGGCATCCACCCTTTAAGCCGGGGGGCCGGGACGACCTCCCACCAACCCCACCCAAAAAACGGAACATGGGACATTAAAGTATCTATGAATTTGGTTGTTCCCCCCTCCATGTCTTCAAAAACTTGATAAGCGAACTCTTGCGCTCTTTTATCGTCATCACTCGGTTCATCGGGAAGCTCCCACTCCAAGTTGATAGCCTTGGCCATAGACATAAATATCAGTCTAACAACTGATATTTCCGGGTCCGACCGTCGTATGCGATTATATAACGGTTGCACGGACGGCCATTGAAGTTCCTTTTGGTAGGCCTCCTGCACAAAGCCCATGAACTTTTCAATCCCAAGACTCCCGAGTTCCTCCCAGTCCGGTTTATTTGGTATCTCGATCTTCTTAGTTGGCATCTTTACCTTTCTTTAACTCCATCGGCTTTCGTATTCTTCAATTTCTCCCAGGTCCCCCAACTCCCCAGAACCCGTCCAACCGGCCAAGTCCACTGCGGAAACAGCACATGCTAGAGCAGATAGTTCGTCCGGAAGATGCCCGGAAGGTGTGTATACCTCTGAAACAGAAGCTCGACGTAAAGCCTTATAAAAACTTTCGATCATGGGTGACGTCAACTGTCCATCTTCTACCATACTGATAGCACGGGTTAACATTGATGTCCTTTGTTTGCCCACCATGACAATTGGTTCTGATTCAATTTCTAAATAGTCGTTTACAACATCCCCAACACCAGTTGAATCGTGGGCCGGACACATGACATTGAAGCGCAAATTTAACCTGTCAAAAGCAGAAGCCATAACCGGCCATGGCCGACGCCCCGTCTTCTGGTATGCTACGATCCGATAGGGTTGACAATCAACCCTGATAACCATCATAACAGTCCAGTCTTCTTTTTTGGCCCAATCCGCCCCTGATACATAAACCCCGAGACGCTCCGGCGTTTCAAATTCCAAACGTTGCCCAGGTGCCCCGGCAAAAACCCCCAAATTTCTATCAAACATGGCGTCGACTGCCTCCGGCCAAATGGCTAAAGTCTCTGACGCCGGCTCCTGCAACTCGTACTCTATATCCCACATGGCTTTAGTGACATCTTGCTTTTTCCTATTAACCATGGAGTCTGTTAACCAACCTGTAGGTTTGGCCATAGTCTCATGATAACACCACTGATACACCGGCCAACCTTTGTTGTTAGCCCGATCCAAAATTTCCGCCATGGTACCATCCGGGTTTTGATAAGTGGAACTAAGAACAACCTGAGTTTCTATAGTCTTGCCATCTCGGACTTTTGCCATAGGTTGACCCATAGCAGCGTCTAATATCCCAAGATCCATTTCATCAATTTCATCCATTCTAAGCCTTTGGGGATGTGGACCTCTAACCGATCTTTGACTGGCCAACAAAGCGCGAATGCTGTTTCCCCAAACAAGACGTGTTTCCCTCTGGATAGGCTCCCCGTTTAGGTAGTCAGTCGGTGAACTGGAACTCGACCATAACGAACGTATATGCTCATGCACCCGGGCAGACTGTTCCCCGGAACCGCCTAGAATGTTGACATCTGCTTTTAATGTCAATGCTTCTACTAAAGACAAAAGAGACAATAAAAAAGATTTTCCCCCAAAGCCACGACTAGCCCACCAAACTATAACAGGGAACCTGCCAAAGTATGCATCCGCAAAGGCTTTCCAAGGGGTAGAATGCCCAGGGCAAACCTGTACATCTGGTATGGTCACCCCAAAACTTAAACGGACAAAATCCTTTAATGTCTGCTCGTCTGTTATGGGTAGTTTAAACTCGTGCGCCTCCAGCATCGTTGTCCGGTGTTCTCCTTATGGTTGTACATTCCAGACGAACCACAATTGCGCCATGCCGTGGACATCTGGCCAAACGTCTAAGACCTCTGTGATCCGTTTCTTCTCTGACACAACAGCCACATTCATAGAATGCCCGTACGACATAACGCTCCTCATAGCCGTTGCGTCTTTGTTCCTGCTGTTCCATCATAACCTATCGCTTCTTTCCTTTGAACGATACAGGCCAGTCCGGACCCACAGAATGGGCAAGATTCTGGAGACCGGGTTAAGCCGTCAACAACGACTTCCTGGCCACAATGGTATCTTGCGTAAACCACAATATCGACCACTTCTAAATCCGCCATGGGAAGGGCCGTCCTTGCAATCCTTATATTTGCGTCTTTTTCCGGGTCCCGGGACGCAAAAGATTCATTGGTGTTTTCTCTACTCCTTGAACACGATTTTTTATATCGGTAATGTTTGGGTTTAGTCCGTCCGTCCGGCAATTCTGCCAACCGACCCCCAGACAACATTAGCCCATTTTCCAATTCTTGTATTTGCTCGTTGTCTGGAAACATTGCCTTTTTTCTTGTCCTTCGTGCCATTTTCTCACTTATCCCCACCACTTATTCCCCTTCCTCTCCTTGTTCCTCACCATGTACGAAAATCCGCATAACCTGGCCAGAATCAAGAGGCTTGTTGTCGCTGGTGACGTCTTTCCTCTCCGGTTGGTCCAAACCCAACAACCGGGACCGCCTCTCCTGTATTTTAAGCAACTGGTCTATTCCAGTGGATTTTCCTGCAGATATCATGGCCATGGCCAATTCAGTGGCCCTGTCCAACCTATCAAGTTCCACTTGTAAAACTTGCTTCGCGGGTTCTTCCACAAGGGCACTCATGGCTTTTTCAACAGTCCGGAAAGCACCGGCAGGGCCGGCAAAACCCAATTGTTCAGCGATGGCCCGAAAGGACTGACCCTCCGCGCGCATTTCTAAGGCTCTGGCCCTTCTCTTGGCTGCTTCTATTCTTCGTTGGCTGGTTGTGCTTTCGCCCATGGTTCGTTTAATCCTTTTATGTTTAATGGCCTAATAGTCAACTATCCCTACTAGTTGTGTTTATTGGCCGTTACTATCAGTATGTATGGGGGGCGTGCGAGGGGTGGTATCCATCTGCCATATTTTTGTGAGGATAGCACGCCCCCCAATTGTTTGAGAAAGGTGCTGGGTTAAGATGTAAGACACCTGCTCCAGTTCGCTTCCTTCTTCTACCATTGTACCATGAAAAAGAGCTTCTGTGAAGATTTTTCTTTTCCGGAACCTGTACGCAAATTTAAACAGAAGGCCTTTTATTTTTTTTTCTTTCCTTTTTCTTTCTTAGTATGTAGTTAACGGTTTTAACTAGCAGTGGTTAACGGTTTTAACTAGTGGGCAGCCCCAAAGCCTATTTCGGACCGTTTTAAAAACCCTCTGGGGGCCTTGGGAAGGACATGACAAATGTCATGTCAAGGACATGACATTTGTCACTGGTTTTCTTTGGTAAGGTATGGTACAATTAAATTAGAGGGGAGAGGCGGTCTCTCCCCATTTATAGAATGGAGGGCATTATGAACGAGAATATTAAACCTGAGTTCCTTGGCGATTTTGTATGCGAAGAAGAGCTTTCTGATATGGGCCGGGATTTTTACGACCAAGCGACATGCGGACCGACAAGCAAGGGCTACTGGGACTGCAATTGTGAAAAAAACTATATCCATGCAAACAATGAAAGAAAATGCAAGGTTTGTGGGGCGTTGCGTGATGAGTCACCAAACAGCCGGTATGATGAAGTTATGCTTATGCTCCGCCGGGATCGCACACATGCCAGGATCCGAAATATCAGGACCAAAGTTGTACGCAAGCATGGAAAATATCGCTTAGTGATGACATGGATAGCAAATAAAGATAGTGTAAAGATCGAAAGCAATTTTGAGATCCAATCACGCGTGGCCAAAGAAGATTGGATTACGATGGACACATTCTCAAATGCATTGATAGCTAGACAACAGTTTAGCCTACTAACAGAAGATTATGAGACCACGGAGGATATCAATGGATAGGGATCTTTGGCTTCTTTTTAGAGACTATACCGAGGGACTGCGCAAGCAGTCCCCGGACGGTTCTTTTGGAGATATCGACGTTCTCCGGGCGATGAGACGATTTAAGGAATTTCGCGTTACTGCCATTCAAACAAACTTGCTCCCAGAATGTACCACTAACGAAAGCATTACTCGCAGACAGTATGCATCTCCTCCCTATCTTGTTTCCCTGCTTTACAAATACACCGATTTTCTAGACAGAATGGTAGGATTTGGCACCGACAGACCATGCATCAATTGCAATTGTACAACTTGGGCAGGATACACAGACGGCCGGTCATGGAAATGCCACGGATGCGGTCGTTTGGTTTACGACCCAGTTGTTACCATGGGAATCAAAAGACAAGCGGACGCGCTATTGAAAATAGCCGGGGACTGCCGTTCAATAGACCGGATATCCCGGACCCAAATTAACAGCAGTGTTACCCCAGGCTTTTATGTAAAGATCTCCGAAGTGAAAGATATAGAGAATTTCGTTCAACTACGGGCCACGGAACTGCTACAAATTGTGAACCGCAGGATTGAAGGGTTGCCAGAAGGGTACATACCTGGGGCAGTGGGATTAGGAGAAACAAAATGAAAGACAACATAAAAGAACGGGCAAGATATATAAACGATCTGACAAACTCTGTTCGATTTGCCAGAACACACGCAGAATTGCAAACGCTCCTGTTTGCCATGAACCAAGTAAATATTGATGAAAAGGACGGTCCGGACATTTGGACGTCAGCAAGCAATTTTTTTATAGTGTATAGCAATGTTGAAAGGCTGATAGGCTCCTCAGAGGGAAGGCCCATCGTCTGCAACAACCAAGACGGAAAAGCAATATTCGAAAGGTTGTTAAAGATCCTGGAAAACAGCGCATATTACAACCCAGATTGGTACTCCAGAACGGAAAAACTCCTCTCATATTTAACAGCACACGTAAACAGCCTCTCGGCATGTCGCGAGTCTAGAACAAAATTGGCCATCAACAAACTTGGGAGCGTTCTTTTAGAAGCACAACGGGAATCTTGGGGAACTGGTGACAATCGCATAGCCCGTGTTTATCTGCAGGTCTCCGAAAACCTATTCCGAATGTGTGAAGAAATTTTAGGAAGTCCCAGTATAAGGACATGACATTTGTCACTGGTTTTCTTTGGTAAGGTATGGTACAATTAAATTAGGGTGAGAGGCGGTCTCTCCCCACTACAAAAACTATCGGAGGGCATTATGAAGAGGTTAGAAGCACGCAGAGAATTTGAACAGTTAAAGATTAGAATATTTGATAAATGCCACGGGAACGACGACGTACCTTATGCATGGACCGCATTGTTTGATGATGCCGAAGACCTGGCCGAATCTATTCTAAAATCCGAAGCGCACGACCATTCTCTAGAAAACGACAGTACTGAATTTTTGTTTAAAATCCGCCGGGATCGTCTGTCCGATACTGTTGACCCAACGGAAAAGGGAATACTGGCAAAATACTTTTGTTTGCTTTCTTTACGGCTGTTGGAGATCGAAATTTCCCACCTCGTGACTGAAAGAATGGTAGAAGTCAACAACACCGTTTCCGTACTGTCCGACGCCATTAAAAACGTCAACCGAATCTCCATCGTTACCAATGGGAAACCAGATTCCCATTTTGTTAGCGTTTCTGAAAACGACAAAATGAACAAGTCCTTTTATGACGTTAAAGAGGTTTTGTCCGATGCCCTGAGCAGGGCACGAGTGGAACAATCACGCTTGTTGTCTGAGGAATGTCATCACGATTTCCAAAATTTCGAACATGTTCGCGCATTGACAGATGAGAAAATTCGGGAAGACCCTGATTTGTTAGCTATGGCAACAAAAAAACACTCCTGATTGCAACAGGTCGAAACCGGGGAGCACTCCTTCCCGGTCCACTGGTAACAAGCCAGTGCTGATGAGACCCAGACCAAGAGTCTAAAGAGAGGGCACATAATGGATAGAGACAAACTACTAAAAATCGCTTTTGATATAAATCGAATTTACGAAAATGAGACTGGGGACACGCAAGGACGTCAATACTCCAGGATCCATTCTTTAATAGTCGAAGTTTGTGGCTTCAAGGAATGGAGTTTTGTCCGCAAAATTTATCGGTACAAATATATAAACGGCGGTGCCCGGGGCCTTTCCACCCTTTACGAACTTAGCCAATTAGGGTCTGCCCTGGCCAAAAGAGAAATACTCCGCTCTGGTGGACACAATGAACTAACTGTCTCAGAGCGTGAATCTCTGGAGAAGTATGAAGAAGCAAAAACTGTTTATAACCAAAATATTGCACTTGTAAAGACATTACATTGTTTAATCCTTGAATATTTTAAGACAGGCACCGTCAACGAGGGGATCCCCCCAAGACTATTGGCAACCCAAATGCTCCTGTCCGTTCGTTATCTGGTCACCAATTACCAAGGACACAAACACCAAGGGGGATTGGATGAAATGTTTGATATGCTAAGCTCGATCAAAGCCGAGGAAGACAAAAACGGCCGGTCTTCGGAGACCGACGACGATTTCATGGTTGTAGCAGATAGTGCCATAGAATTTTTATCCTTATAGACGGTTATCAAAAACAAGGGAGAAAACAAAAATGAACGAGTGTTTATTAAAGGATTTGAATATTAACACAAAAGAAGTAGACAATATCTTTCTTAGCTTGGAAATTTGGACCAAAAGAGACGACCCCAAAGCATCCAACGACCTAAACCCCGGGGCCTGCCCGGAGCTTCCCCACCGGCCCCCCAAAGTTGAACCTGAATTTTTACTGTCTTGCCCTTATATGGTTAGGCAGTAGAGAAGAAATTGGGTGTTTGGAATTAGGGATATTGTCGGTTCGAATCTGCAACACCCACTTTGGCCAAGGGCCCAGTCTCTGGGGTGCCCTCCCCTTAGCGCGACGGGGATCCTTGGCCAACAAAAACAACCAAAAGGAGAAAAACGAAAATGAACATAAACAAAGAAACAACATTGTATGGAATTCATGAAGAGGCAAGGCAAAATTTGAACGACCAGAACAAACATCGGGCAAAAACAGTTCTGGGCCTTATAAGCAGGATGGAACCGGACGGAGAATTTTTAACCGAGAGGGAGCACGGGGCATCCATAAGGAAATGGGAACGCATTGTCAAAAAATACGAACAGGAAGAAGGAGATAAGGGAAATGAAGAAGGATCAACAGAAGAAGGATCAACAGAAGAAGAATCAAGGGACATCTCCGGGCTCATATTTTAAAGTGTATCGTGGTTATCGTGGCACCTGGGACGGTTCGGTTTATGTGGAAGCACAAAGGATCAACACACTGAAACAACCCATGGGCGAAACAACCAGGTTAAGACATTTGGTATTTCATAGTCCAAGCGGATTTGGATGGGGATATGCTGGCTCCGGGCCAGCGGATTTGGCCTTGTCGATTTTGGCAGACTATTTTGGGGAATATGAACAGTTGGTAGGGGAATACCAAGTTTTAACCTACGGCCACGATTCAAGAACGGTTGGATTGCACCAAATGTTCAAACAAGATTTTCTGGCCAATATACAAGACAACACTTGGGAAATAAACAGTTTGGATATTGAAAAATGGTTGGAAAACAAAGACCTGCAGAAATATACACAGTACACAACCAACTAAACGCAAAGGAGAAAATCAAAGATGCCAAAGAACATAAATTGCCCGATATGCGGAGAAGAATTGAGATTCATAGAGTATCGGACCAAAAAGGGCAAGGACGGGCGGACGGCAAAATGGCCGGTCTATGAAAAATGCCCCAATGTCGGGACGGACAAGCACCGGGTAAGTAAGCGGACACCGGACCCAGATAGACCATATCGGAAACCATCCGGCAATATGTTGGACTCAACCCCCGGGGCCGTCCAAAAGGCCGAAGGTTGGTTTAAAATGTATCAGTTGCCCAACTTGACGGATCCAATTGGAAGAACGAAACAAGCCATCGAAAAATACAAAGCCAAATACGGCATCTGGCCAACTGTGGTTTGGGCCGACCCGGATTTATTCGATTTGTTGGCCAGCAAAGAAGACCTGCAGTCGGAAAAGGACATCGTTAGGCATCAAATTACGATTGAAGCAAACGACAACGGGGATATTTCTATATTGAAACCAGCCACATTTTTAACAAGGGGTTTTCGTTATTTAGCAATCCCAAGACCAGAAGGAAGGAGATAAACAGATGTATGGAAGTGGACAGAAGCACATTTATACAACTCCATATTCATGGAGATACGGTTCAGGAGATATGCGAGGAATATGGTCAGAACCAAACACAATTACCGGGATGGTGTCTGCATGGTTGTTGTTGTTGGCAACCCAACAACAACAAGGAATGTTCCAAGGAGACCCCAAAGAAACCTTTCGGGCTTTGAACTTCCTGATGAAGTCCTTGGAAAAAGAGGACACAGAATGGTTAAGTAGCATAACATTACGGGAAAGAATGTGCAAACATCGAACTGTTGCTATACTACAAGAGGTCAAACACCGGCTAAGACAGGAATTTCCAGAGTTAGCCGAAAACCTTCACATAGGGGCCACGTCATCAGACATAGAAGATTTTTCTACTCGTATGCAATTAGGGATGTCCGTGGTCCTCATACTGGATAGGATCAAGTCTCTGATGTCGGCATTGATCAGAAAATCCAAAGAATACGAGAACGAGACCATATTGGGCAGGACACATCTTCAGCCTGCAATGTTAACTACTTTGGGTTTTAGATATGGTGTTTATTTGGACCGCTTGATGGACGTATCCATGATATATATTTTAACATTTGATATGTTTCTGGGTTGCGATAGTCTTGGGATGCATGGACCGGTTGGAAATTTTGGGTCTTTTGAATTTTTGGCCGAGTTGATGGGGAGAAAGAACTTGCACCCCGGGGATTTCTTGGCAGACATGAGGCCAGGTTTGACTTTCCAAACATACGACAGGGCTTGGGATATGCGGATAGGATTTTTCCTAGCGGATTTGGCCCAACTACTGCACAAAATGTCCCTAGATTTTAGATTAATGGCTTCATACGGGGAAATTTACAAGCCAAAGAGTGTTGGACAAATTTCATCCTCTTCAATGCCGTACAAGACCAACCCTATTGACGCGGAAAAGGTTTGTAGTTTAACTATGGATCTCCCGGGGAGGGTTAATGCTTTGTGGTCGATCTGTGCCAATCAAGGATTGGAGAGAACTTTAAACGATTCGGCTCTGCGAAGATCCACATTACCGGAGGTATTTTTGATCTTGGACGAATGCTTAAGCACGTCTGCCCAAATGGTTATGGAGTATGCCCCAACTGGAAAGGAAGCGGACCAACTTTGTCATACGAACACATTGGCCGTACTTTGTGAAAGGGCAACAAAAGAAGCACCGTCGGACGAAACCATATCTAATAGCAAAGGTAAAGTTTACAACATACTGGCCAACAGCAAATTAACACAAGTGAGAGATTCCGCCTTTCTGCTTATAAAGATCCTGGATAAAAAGCAAATCGATTTAGCGAACCAAAACCAAGTATTTGAACAGGCTTTCGGTTCTTCTTATTCGGACTGGGACACGGGAGAAGGAAAAACAAAATGAAGTTTATACTATATGGCGACAAACCACATCCGGGATTGGACCTGTTAGCAGTGGACACTGAAACAACTGGGTTAAAATGGGAAGACGACCTTTTAGGGATATCCATGGCATGGATTGAAAACGGACAAGAACAATCCTGCTATCTGGTTACTAATACCAACAGAGGATTGTTTGATAATGGGCTAAAAACAGGGGAAATGGACTACACTGAAGTGGGGGACGTTTTAGGTTGGGCAGTTGTTGTTGTAATGCACAACCAAGCTTTTGATATACGGGTCTTATACAAATTTTTTGGGGAGCACTTGGTTACCGAGAAAATACGGGACACGCAACATTTGGCCAGACTCACCGGATGGAGAGAGAGCGTCGCTCTTGACAATCTCGTCCGTGAACTGTTGGGCAACACGAACCTGCCGGACTGGTACGAACAGATGAAAGCATCCCGGGCCAACTTCTCAAACATGAATTCCTCGGAGGTCAGTGAATACGCCAAACATGACGCTGTTTTAACACTTCGTCTATATTTTGAGTTAATGCGACAAGCCGAGGACATGTATGGGAATCAGTGGGAAAATATGATGGATATAGACGATAAATTTTCTTTGACTGTGGCCAAAATGGTAGAGAGGGGCATTCCGGTAAACCAAGAGGTATTAGGGATTAAAATAGATGAAGCTAGAGCACGCGCTCTACAAATATCAGAAACACTGGCGAGAAAACTTCATATTAACAACCCAAACAGCCCGAAACAAGTTAAAAGTGCTTTGCGGTCATTGGACTTGTACGATACGACTGCCGAAAATCTGCGTTCGTGCGGTCACAAAGACGCGGAGCTTATAATAGAGTACAAACAGATGGACAAATATCTTTCTAGTTTCCTGTTGAAGATACAAAACAAATCTCAAAGAGACGGGTATCTACATGCCAGGCTTAACCCATTTGGGACCCGTTCCTTTCGAATGTCTTCATCTGACCCGAATGCCCAAGGACTACCTGTAAAACGCAGGTCCGGGAGGTATTACGACCTGGGGGGCATTTTCAAAACGTCTGATCAATTAATGCTTCTTGAGTTGGATTTAAAACAGGCAGAGGTTAGAATGGCTACTGCTCTTTGTGGAGACAAAAGACTTGCCGAGGCTATGGAACAAGAAGACATATATATCCACATGTCTAAAGAATTGTGGAACACCGAAGAGCGGAGACAGGATGCTAAACGCGCGACATTGGCCGCAGTCTATGAAATCGGGGAAAAATCCTTTGCCATGGACAACGGCCTTATGCTTGATGACGCCTCGGATATTTTAAGGGTCTTTAGGAACAAATATCCGGGAATAAAAAGAACCTCTAGGACTTTGGAAAATTCCGCCAAGAAAGCAGGTTTTGTAGAGACCACCAGAGGGAGACGACTCTTCATAGAACCAAATGGGGCTTATTACAAAGCATTTAATCAACTGGTACAATCAGCTATCTCCGAACTGATGCAGTCGGTTATGACAGATTTTGACACTGTCCTTCCAGGTCGTTTAGTGTTGCAAGTTCACGATTCCTTGATAGTCTACGCAGAACGGTCAACGGATTTATACGAAAGGATAGGAAGGACAGTGGACAGCATAGTTTTGGACAACTTACCGCTTAAAGCCAGGGAGTCCGGGGTTCCGTTCCCGGTGGACCGGGGAGAATGGGGAGCATGAACAAAAACGAAGAAAACAAGGGATTAGCCATTGCCCGGAACATGGGGCTATACTGGCCCTACAAATCTAAATATGAAAAAGAGTGGTCTTTGATAGGGCCAACTTTACTGTTGGAAGCCACAGGCAACCATTATCAGATTGTAGCTTATGAACCGTGGTCTTTCTTGCTAGGGGCCAGCAAGTTTACACCTGATTTTCTATTAATGAGTGAGGAAGGAACAATTGCCATAGTGGAAGTTAAAGGGTCGAAACACTTGAAAAGTTATCGCGATTCCAGGTCAAAATTGGCCGTTTCTTCCGGGATGTTTCCAATGTTCGATTTTTGGATGTCAACTTTTGATAGGAAAAAGGGATGGTCTATGGAGAAAATGAGAAAGGAAGTGAACTCGTGACAAGACTAACAAAATGTCAATGTCCAGAAGAAAATGTAGTATCCAATATTACCGGCGGTCCACATTTTGGTTCGTCCGGATATTGGGACGACTACGAAGAGTTGGGTTTGGTCTGTAATATCTGCGGTAGGAGATTTGAAGACTGGGAAGAATGGAGAGAATGGAGAGAAGACCAAAATTTATCAACCTTTAGTAAATAAGGAGAAAAACGAAAATGAACATAAACAAAGAAGAAATGTTAATTAAATCAGTAACCGATATACTTGATGGGATTGATCAATTAACTAATAAGTACGACCTCACTGTTTCCGAGAGGCAATCGTTAATCGAAAGAACCATCCCTGAATCTGTGGCACAAGAGATCAACGATATCAACGAAGAATTTGAAGCCGGATTGCAAGACCTACGGGAAAAAATATCTGCCCTTGAAGCAGAAGGGAAATCCATAGTTGCCAAATTAGGCAAGACGATCAAGGGTGAACGCTGGTCTTTTGTATGGAGAAGGCCAATAACCAGATGGGACAGTAAAAAGTTGGAACAACTTAGCAAACACGTTGAAGAGATCAACGAAGCTAGAAAGCCCGGAAATCCATCTGTCTCCATGGTCAAGAACAAAGGAAAAATGTAACTGTTAGGACATGACAAACGACACTAGCAAGACCCTATTTGGCCATGTTACAATCTAAATAGAAAGGAAAAAAAAGATGGCAAGAATAAGAACGATAACAGTGGACTACGGACGAAAGTTTAACCTGGGGGATTTCAATTCAGCGGAAATTAAATGCGGAGCATGGATAGAACTGGAAGAAGGCGACGACGTCTCTTTGGTAATGGAAGAGGCATGGCAGTGGGCCAAGGACAATGTCAAAAAACAGGTCCCGGCCATAGAGGATAAAGCGGATGTAAAGGAGTTGTACTTGGGTTTGCCAACTGAAATTTTTTCCCCAGGCAAAGAGAAGCCACAAATAACGGAAGGAGAAGAAGAAAATGCCGATTAAAGGTTTAACTGATGACGTCAAACCAAGATATCCGAGACTGGGCAAACTGCGTAAGGGTGCCGAGATGAAAGAAGGTGGTCCTGGTAAAGATCTTGAATATTTTAGATTTACCAGCGACGATCCCCGGATAGAAGAAGCTTTTGCCAAACGGTACGGAGACAAACCGGCCAGTCTCTTAGTTTTTTTACCTCACACGACTGCCGAAGAGGCCTTCTCGACTTGGTGTGAAGTATGGGGATCTTCCGGGTTAATTCATCGTTGCGACGGTGAAAACATGACGGTATGGTTAGAAGGGAACAAGTACGTCATGGGAAATAAGCCATGTGATGCAAGCCAACACACGGACGGAGACCCTCTAAACGACGCAGTCGGCAGGCTCGATCTAATACTGCCCGAACTGTTGCAGGAAGGGTTTGTTGGATATGTAACCATTACTACACACAGTAAACACGACATTTTAAACATTTCCAGTTTATTGGCACAAGTAGAACAAGCCAGCAAGTCCGGCATAGGGCTTAGAGGCATCCCCTTCATACTGTCCAGAGTGGAAACACAAGTGTCGACCCCCGGATTTGGGAAGACTGCCGGCAAAAGAACCCGTTCTACCAAATGGCTGTTGAACTTAGCACCTGTAAGCGATTGGGTAAAAGCTTCTATGGAACAAATGCAGAAGGACGCATTAATGTTACAAGAACCCCTCCCAGTAAGTATAGAAGAGGACACAACACTTCCGGAAGTGGTCCCCTCTGTGGTTGAAGAAGAATCCACGGTTGAAGAAGAATCCACGGTTGAAGAAGAATCCACGGTTGAAGAAGAATCCAACAACCGGGAGATGGTTACTTTGGAAGCTATGGAGGAATGGCGGAAGTTGTGCACCCAAGCCACGAAGTTGGGCATATCGGCCCCCAGGTTTAGCGGAACAAAACTTAAAGCCATGACTCTTGAAGATTTAAGGGAAGAATATGCCAAGTTAAAAAATATAGTTAATAAAGAGAAAGGAAACAACAAATGAACAAAAGAGGTAAAGGAAAACTTACAACAATTTTTGGTGGTCAGTTCGGTTCCGAAGGCAAAGGGCAAATAGCACACCATATAGCGTCCACTGACGAGACACAATTAGCAGTTCGAATAGGTGGACCAAATGCCGGGCACACATTTTACAACGAAGACCAAAAGACACACGATTTTTATAAAGTTGTAGTACAGCAGGTGCCTTGTCCGGTCTATTCCGGGGCTAGGGCGGTAATTGGTCCGGAGGGTGTTATAAACCCAAAGGTTTTGGCCAGGGAATTGAAACAGTATTATGAGAGAATGGGGCATTACCTGACGGTTTATATAGATTCTAATGCTTCGGTCGTGCAACAACGGCATTTGACATCGGAAGAACATTTAGACAAGGCGATAG